GCTGCATAATCTGTGGCTGGTACAAGTAGTACACCATTCTGATATACGTCCATGTATAATGTGTCAGTGTACGCTAGTGAAATACCTGCGTCATCGTTGCCAGTAAAGCTCGTTTGGTTTGCAGTAGCGGTATAAATAAACCTGCTACGTACTCCTAGTTCTGGTCCTCGTCCTATATATGGCATTTAGTTGTTCTCCTTAACTTGGTTTTGTAGGCCACGTTACATCATCTAATGATGTTGCACTATCTGTTATATTTCTTAGTGCTTGCCTATATGTTTTCCAAGCATCACTCATTGTTACATCTGAATTAGCCATCCAATCTGTTTGAGCAATTAATATATCTCTTTCTGCTCGTAATTGTTTTAACTCTCTAGCGGCTTTTCCATTATTCCACACAGTGTCTTGATTTTTTAATATTGTTTTTTCTGCATCTGTTAAATTAACACGAACACCATCTATTATTTTATGTGTATAACTCATACTGCGTTTATCCCCCATAAATTAAATACACCTGTAGCTATATTACCTGATGACATAGAAAATTTAATATTGTTAATGGCTGCAGTACCAGTAAGATGAAACCCAGCGTATTGATGTGATATTAAATTATTATTTGTGTAGCCAGAAGAACGCCACCAACCATTTAATCTATGACCTGATAAAGTTTGTTGATTTACATTAGGCATATAAATTTCGTATGAACTACCCACTGTTGTTGTAGAATCTACAGGTAAACCTACTGTTAGAAATCCTGCATTGTTACTGTCATTAACAACAGATGTTACTGCTGCACTATCCATTCGCATTGACAAAGAAGATCCATACACACCACCAGTAAGGTAGTTACTTCCTGAATCTACAGAAAATTCTAGTTTAAAATCTGCACCGTCAGTAGCAGCAACTAGCCCTACAATTTCCATTATATAGGTTTTATATCCTGTTGTAGTAAAAGCTAAACTAGTTGAATTTGATGCTGTTGAAGTTGCTATTTTAAATCTAGGTCCTTCTGGCATTTTAGCGGAAGTAACAGCATCGTCAGCTATTGCTGCTGTAACTATAGCCCCATCAGCAATTTCTGGTGCAGTTATTGCATCTGCTGTTATGCCACCTGTTCTTACTTTAGTTAATGCCATCTATCTATCCTTTATGCGTAAGGGCTGTCGCCTAGTACTGATGTATCCCAAGCTGCTGTAAGTTCTTCTATGCTTGAGGCTGCATTAATAGCTGATGCCTTAGTTGCATCTCGTAGTGCTTTCTTTTTAGCTACACTAGCTGCTTTAGCTGATGAGTCATCATTCTCTAAGGCCATCATAAATGCTACATCTTCTGATGCTAGTAGAGGGTTACGAGCTTCTTTGATTTTATCTTTGAATAACTCTTTGGCGGCAGAAAGATCTTCTTTCATTACGTCACCTTCAAGTGTCCACGCACCTCTGAAGTCTCTATTCTTTGGCATTGTTATTTTTGATGCATCAGCAGAGTTGCCGTCTTTATCTGAGATCATTGATTTTGTTGCTGGTTTAGCCATAATACTTTTCCTTTTTTATGCTGCTACTTTTAATTCAGGGTTTATCTTCCAAGCGTTACGCCATTCCCGTGTAGGAGGAAGTTGATCCTTTTTACATATTACCATCTTAGGTTGATTGCCTGTATCCCACTCACGCCATACACTTTCAGGTACGTCTTTCTTTATGAGATACTCTATTGCTTCTTCTTCAGTCATAGGACCAATAGGTTTCATGTTGTGCAATAACTCTGGTCCTCTAGTGTGCCGCACAAAGTCAGGCTTTGCTTCGTCTTTCTTGAGTTCCCAGTATGATGATACAGGTGGTAGTATCCCACCTTGTAATGCACATGCCATCCAGTTAGGGTCAGGGTGTAGTACTTTAGCGCACTCATCCATGCTGTCTTCGTAGACTACACAGTACTCTGATCTATACATCTCTAGGTTTTCTTTAGCCCAGCTTAATCTGTTCCATAAGTGTGTGCCTTGAAACTCAGGTGTTTGTATCATGCTAAGTCTCCGTGTACTACACAAGCAATGTCAGCACTATCTTCACCTGTATTTGCATTTATTAAACTCTGCGCTCTAGCTTTAGCTGTGCTTCCATCACTTGCTAACACAGTAGCGTGGACATAATTTCCAGTATTTCTTAACGATGCTGTTGTAGCAAAGAAAACATTTGCTTGGTTATTTGTAAAACTAATATCTGAAATACCTGTACCAGAATCTGTGTGAGAAGAAGAATTAAAACTGTTGTTAATAACAGGAGTTGCTTGGGTTATATGAGCAAAAACTTTAGCTAACCCTTGAGTAACATCTGTAGTAGCTGATCCTTCACCTGTAAGTGTCAGCGTACCTGTTGTACTTGCGTCAAATACTCTGCCGTTTAGTTCTAGTACGCTCATGCTAAATCTCCGTGTACTTGTGCAAATGAGTAAGTTACATCTCGATTGGTATCATCATTTGCTTCTCTAGTAATAGTTCTAAACAAAGTTGATGTAGGTGCTTCAGCGGCAGTTGATAAACCGAATCTAACATTATCACTATTATCAATAAAAGTACCAGATGCACCACCTACTGAATATTCTGCACTACCCATATTATTAGCTATTGTAACAGTTGTAAGACCTACACCTTGATCAGTAATACCTGTCATGTTGAAGCTATCACGAACAGCTATTGTTCCTGTTCCATTCATACTAAGCCAAGCCTTCGCTAACCCTTGCTGTACACTTGTCTGTGCTGAACCTTCACCTCTAACTGTAAGAGAGGTAGCTGATGCGCTCACTACAGGCGTAGAGCCTATTGTTATATTAGCTGCTGTACTTAGCCCAGTAATTGTGTTTGTTACTAATGTACTCATACTGATACTCCAAATAATCTAAAGCCACCAAAGTTTGTCATCACACCATCATTTACTACAGCGTTTCCGCCATTAGCATCCGTTAAGGTAACACCCACCGTTACTACGTCTGCGGCTGCTAAGTTAACAATAGTAGAACAATGAACCGTTGTACGAACAATTTCTCTAGCTGCACCTGTTACAACCAACTCACCTATTGCTAAAGCAGTTCCACTTATATTTGTTTTAAATATGGTGATGCTCATCAATTCACCATCGTTTCCTATGCCACCAAAGTTAGCTTCTGCTGCAGCAAACAAATGATATATACCACCTTTACCAGAAGGAACTGTAAAACTTGTGCCATCAAAAGCAGAATCTGTATCTACTTCATTCGCTGTGAGTCCTGTAAGGTTTGTACTTGTATTACGTGTTATACCAGCTTCACTCGCTAACTCACCATAAAATACTGGGCCATTGTTTATTAGTGTTGTTGTAAGAGAAAAACTTCCTGCTCTATTTTGTATTGTATCCGCTTTAATTGTACTCATTTTATAACACCGTCAATCTGCCGCCTGATGCGACTGTTAGAGTTACACCTGATGCAACTTCAAGTGGCCCTGTGCAGTTGGCGTTCTCTGTAGCTGATATACTAACACTAGTCGTAAGAGACTGCACGTTAGTTCTAAATATACTGCCACCACTAAACGTACCTTTGTTAGCTGCAGGTGGTGTCACTGTAGCTGTACTTAGACCCATAAAGTTTACAAAGATGTTAGCTGTACCACTTGAGGGTGCAGGACTGAACGTCATTGTTGTGCCGTTTGAAACTGTATATGCTGAGTTATCTTGTATAACACCGTCTACAGATACAAGTATATCTTGGTCAGCGGTTACAGTTTGGTTTAGTGTAAAGGCTGTTGTGCTGCCATCACCATTAAACTGCTGTACTGCATTCCGTGTAACGTATCTTGAGGATGCTCCCTGACCAATATAAGGCATGTTATGTGATCTCCATTATACTCAATGTACCAGATATTTTATCAGCTACACTACAATCTATGGTAATTTCATCTGTTGTTTCTAGTACAACCTTGTTACCTGCCATCAATTCTAGTGATGACCCAACAGGCAACGGTGCATCTTTTACAATAATACTTGTACCATTTGCAGCATTGTTAGCTACTGCTCTGTTTGCTGTATCACTTACAAGTCTTACAGTTGATGTAACTTCTGTCGTATGTATGTTAGCTAAAATTAAACCCAGAACAACCGTAGTCGTACCACTAGCTGCAGTATAAACTACATAAGGAGTTCCACTACTTGCTGGCTCTGCTGCAAAATTTATAACCTTAAACGTATTCGCCATATTATTTTTCCTCTATTATCCTAATGCAATTGCTAATGCTGTAGCATTATCATCTGTTAATGTTGTTAACACACTTATATCCATGCGTTTAAGTGTGCCACCATCACTTACTAGTAGTTCATCATCTGTAGCAAGACCAGAAGTTAATGCAGTCTGTCCTGAGATTGTATTATTATTTAACATAGAGCCTTCTACTGCATTTGCAGCTATAGTTACAGCCCCTGTGTTAGCTATTGTAACGTCACCACTTACAGCTACTTCTTGGTAGCTAGTGCCGTCAGCTACTAGTATCTTAGTAGATGTAACATCAGGCATAATAAGTTGTGCGCCTAGCGTTACGTTACCTGTAACTGAAAGTGTAGTTGCCATATCAACAGCACCGTCAATGTCTACAATGTCAAGATTACTTGTACCATCTACATCTATATTGCCTGAGATGTCAAGAGATGCAGCAGCAATTTCACCTGAGAACGTAGACGCATCATCTGCTGTTATTGCTCCTACGTGTAAAGGTGCGTAGTCATTTATAGTTACGTTACCTGCAGTAGTTCCTGCTTCTGTGTTAGCTGCAATAGTAGCAAACTCATCTGCAGACTCATCCCAGATAAAACCTCTGTTTGCAGTGTTACTACTTGAACCATCTCCACGAGTAACAATAAATCCTTGGTCAACTGAAGTACCTGTACTACCCTGCCCATACTTAACTAGAGGATCAGCAATTGTAAGATTAGTACTAGAGTTAGTTGTTGTGTCTCCACTTATAACTAGATTAGCTACAGACAGTGTTCCTGAACTAGGATTGTACACAAATGCTGATGTATCATCTAACAGTCCGTTTGATTCATTGTTAAAGACTACAGGGAAACTTGTGTTAGCTGTGCTATCAGTAACAACGGCTGTTGTAGCAACTGCTGCTGTACCTGAGTAACCACTAGATGTAATAGTTCCTAGTGATGCACCATCATCAGCAAATGTAATTGTACCGCCATCTGCGTCAAGAGTAATGTTACTTGCAGCATCTATCGTCATACTGCCAGAGCTTAAAGCAATTGTAGTACCATCAATATTAAAGTTATCAATGTCTATGCCAGCATCTGCTGTAATTTTACCTGTAGATACAATTGTACCTGAGTTGGTAAAGTTACCTACAACATCAACTAACGTAGCGGTAAGCTCAATCTCATCTGTTGCAGCTAAATCTAAAACAGTTGCACTAGGTGCGTGAATAAACTGACTAGCATCGTTAAAGATTATTTTGTTTGTAGAAGCAATTGTTGTATCAGCAGCAATATTAACTGCACC